TGGCAACCGGGTGGACGTGGCTTGCTGGCACGACTAGCAGCACGGCGTTCACATTTTGGGAGGGACCGACTCCCGCAGGACCGTGGACGCAGGTCATGCACACTGCGTACAACCCAAAAGGCTACTACGCCCCGTTTCCGGCGCATCGTTCGGTTATCTCGAACGTGGCCTTGGACAATATTCAGATTCCCGTAGTTTTCACAGGGGACTATGCTTTCGCGGCCACGTATGTCCCTACACGGGCTACAGTGACCCTTAGCACGAGTAGACCAGCTATGATCCAACTTGCAACTTACGCTTTTACAACTGTAGAAAACCCGCTAAGTGACGGCGGTAACTTTACAGTCTGCCCGGCCTATAACAACCTTCAAGTCGCTAGCTCGGGAGTCTGCGAGGCTACTGCAACCAGTACGAACTGCTTGATGTACTGGTCTGGCGCGTCACCCGCTTCTTGGCCGAATGACCAATATTCCGAATTTACAATCGGGCAGATTGGAACCACATTAAACGATGCATTTTATGGTGTCGTAAGACAGTCCACTTCTGCCCAGACTCTCTATCTGTTGGTGCTCCTTCCAAGCGTTGGTTTCAGCACCTTGTACGCTTTCGTCGCCGGTACCGGCCACCTCTTGAATCAAAAGATCTTGACCCCGGCTACTTCGGATGTGTGGCGTTTCTCTGTTACAGGCAACGTTCTAACCGTAACCCAGAACGGTACCTCAGTGTGGACATTTACCGACGCAAACAACTACGTAACCGCGGGCTCCCCAGGCATCGGTATCCTAGCCCCGGTACTAGCGAATGACACGATCATTTTGTGGGCTGGCGGAGGTGTGCTGCCGAGCGGCTCGGGCGATCTCGGACCCGGCTACGATTTCAAGTTCCGGCTATGAACAAATCCGATCTCAAAGAAGATCTGCTGAACGCGAATAAAGGCACCACACGCGGCAAAAAGATGCTCGAGCGTTCGCTTGAGAAGCTCGGCGCTGGCCGTTCCATCCTCACGGATCGTGCCGGCAACATCATTGCCGGAAACAAGACGTTTGCTGCGGCACGCGATCGCGAAGTGATCGTAGTGCCGAGCGACGGCTCGAAGCTCGTCGTGGTGCAGCGCACCGATCTTGAGATTGATTCGCCGAAAGCGCGCGAGCTGGCCATTGCCGATAACCGCATCGCCGAAGTGGATCTCGAATGGAACGACGAGGCCCTCAAGCAGTACACGGAAGTGGATCTGAATCTCTTCTGGAACGATGGCGAGCTCGCCCGCATCGTGGGCGTGAACCCGCTCGATGCTCCACCGCCGCGCCTCGGTGAAGCGAAAGCGCTACAAAAGAAATGGGCCACCGCGCCTGGCCAGCTGTGGGAGATTGGCGCGCACCGTTTGATGTGCGGCGACTCGACCGACGCCGCGGATATGGCGCGGCTTATGAACGGCAAGCGCGCGGCGCTGTTCGCAACCGACCCGCCCTTTTTCGTCGACTACGACGGCAATGCGCGGCCTAAAGGACGCGGCAAGGATTGGAGTTCCATTTATCACGAGGTTAAGCTTGAAGATGCCGACAACTTTCTTCGCGCTACGTTTCAAAACGCGCTCGAGCATCTTGAACCACATGCGGTGTGGTACTGCTGGCACGCGGACAAACGTGCCGGACTGCTTCTCGCCAGCTCGGCGTGCTCGCGCATCAGGAGATCATTTGGGTGAAGCCCTCGCCCATGCTGGGCCACAGCTATTTTCTCTACCGTCATGAAGCGTGCGTGATGGGATGGAAGAAAGGCAATCGCCCGACGCATGGCGGAAATAAGTGCATCACCACGGTGTGGGAAGTGGACTATGATGGCGCGGGCAAGCGTTCGGCGGATCATCCGACGCAGAAGCCGCTCGAGCTTTTCGGCATTCCGATTCGCGAGCATACCGAACGCGGCGATCTGGTGCTTGAAACGTTCTCGGGATCGGGCACGCAAATTTGTGCTGCCGAGCAACTGGGTCGCGCGTGCTACGCTATGGAAATCGAACCCGTGTTCGTGGCCGTGGCGCTCGAACGGCTTTCTGAAATGGGTTTGAAACCGGAGCTCAAATCAGGTGAAAAACGAGAACGGTCAGAACACCGCGCCAAACACGCCCAAGAAAAAACGGCCGCTTCCGGCAGAGCTGGTCGCGCGCATGTGGAAGCCGGGGCAAAGCGGAAATCCAGGCGGCCGTCCAAAGCGATTGACGACGCGCCTCGAGAGACAGCTGCTCGCAAAAGTTCCGAACGATCCGCAGAAACGAACCTATGAAGAACTTTTTATCGAGGCAATCACCAAGCGCGCTATCGGCAAAAGCGATGTGCTGGCAAAAGAGATCTTCGATCGCGTTGAAGGCAAGGTGGCGCTGCCGATTGTAGGCGAAGAAGAAGCCGGGCCCGTGCAGATCAACATCTCAGCCATTCCGAAATACCGGAAAAAGGTTTGAAGCAGATCGACATCGCGGAGTACTACATGCCGCAGCCGAAGCAGGCGGTCTTTCACGGCTCGCGGGCGAAGTATCCGCTTGCCGAAGGCGGTCGCGGCGGCGGCAAGACCACCGCGCTGCTTTGGGAAGCGATCAGCGAATGCATCTCGGTGCCGGGCTGCTCGTGCTTGCTGCTGCGCCGCACGCTGACGGCAATGGAGAAGGGCGGCATCGAAGATCTGTTTCTGAAGAACGTGCCGAAAGGAATTTATAAGAGCTACAACGCCTCGAAGCACGCGGTGAAGTTCAGAAACGGTTCAAATCTTTTTTTCGGGCACATCAAAACGGATTCCGACCTCATTCAGTACCAGGGCGCGGAGTTTCTTTTCATCGGCTGGGAAGAACTGACGCAGTTTACCTATCGCCAGTGGGATTTCCTGAAAGGCAGTAACCGCTGCCCGATCAAAACCTATTGGCTTGACGGGGAAACCTACGAGGTGTTCCCGCGCATGGCTGCGGTGACGAATCCGAACGGCACAGGTTCCGGCTGGGTGAAGGCGCTGTGGATCACAAAAAAGCCGGTCGGCGATATGGCGCTCAACTATGAGCCCGCGGACTACGAGGCCATCCATTCAACCTTCGAGGATAACTTCGTCTATGCCAACGACAAGGATTACATCTCGAAGCTCAATAGCATTGTGGATCCAGTTCTGCGAGCAGCCTGGATCCCGGGCGACTGGAACATTCTTGCCGGCCAGTTTTTTCAGAACTGGGATCCCGCGCGGCACGTCAAGCGATACGGCGACTGCATCTTCGAAGACTGGCAGGATCGCTGGATCAGCATCGACTGGGGATTCGAACACTCGACCGTCGTCCTATGGTGGACGCGCGTAAGAATAAAAACGGAACTCGATCCTGACGCGAATCGCAACGTGATTCTGTGCTATCGCCAGCTCATCGCGCGGCAGATGAACGAGGAAATTCTCGCGGAGAAGATCGTCAATGCCAACCACACCGGAGACAAACCAGATCCTGTGGGCCGAATTTATCTTTCTCCCGACCGATTTTCAAAGATCGATCAGCACCATTCCATTGCAGACAAGATGGGCGATGTATTCGTGCAGTACGATCTGCCGCGACCTGAGAGAGCCAATAATCGCCGAGTGGACGGATGGCGCCTTTGTTACACGTTACTCGACACCGATGGCGTGGCTGTACTTGACAACTGCGCAGATGTGATCGATTCGATCCCGAAGCTCATGCGTGACGAGAAGGATCTCGAAGACGCCGCGAAGGAAGGCAACGAACTTTTTCTCGACGTGTGCGAGTCGTTCCGTTATGGTCTGATGAGTTACGCTTCGATGCAGGGCGTGCCGCGGGAAATCGCTATGCAGCGCGAGATCATGGACATCAAGGACAACACGCGGAAATAT